AGCAGAAATACGGGAGGGCTCGGTAGATGGGCTTCGAGGACGTCATTCGGACAGGAGTCGCTACGGCCGCTTCCGTAACGGCGTCGCTGCAGGTGGTCGTCCAGCACGCCTCGTGGATCGGAGTCCGAGGTCAGGGCGAACCGCTCTTCACCGCGTTCATCGGACGACGAGCGCTCGTCGAGCAGAAGGCTTCGTCTCTACGTAATGCCTCAGGCGAGACAGTTGTTTCAAGAGCGAAGCTCACCTTGCTCGATCCGGTTGTTCGTCAGGGAACGGATGGACGACGCGAACCGATCGATCCGAGAGACTTGTTCATTCTTCCGGACGGAACGACGGGTCCAATTCTTGCCGTGAATGGGCTTCTTGATCCAGCGACGGGCCTTCCGTATCTGATCGAAGTGTATCTTGGCTAAGTCCTACGTAAGCTTTGTCGTAAGTGGAAAAGCACAGATGACTGCTGCTCTTCGGAAGGTACAGAAGGAACAGCCGCAGCGCTTCGGTCAGGCTCTCTACACGGAGGCTCTTCTCATCGAACAGGTGTCGAGGGAACGAACTCCAGTGCTTACGGGCGTTCTTCGTGCCTCGCACGAGACGAGCCTTCCGACGGAGTCGAACCCGATCGAGGTCCAGATTCGAGTCGGAGGACCTGCGGCCCCGTACGCACTTTACGTCCATGAGAAACTTGAGCTTCGACACAAGGTCGGACAGGCGAAGTTTCTCGAATCTGCCGTGCTCGAAGGAATGTCCGGACTTGCGGAGCGTCTTGCAGGGAGACTAAAGCTATGAGCATGGGACGAGAAATCGTAAGTCTTCTCGCTGCGAACGGTCTCGGGGAGTATGAGGTCGATCTCTTCCTGAACTTCCTTCCGGAGACTCCTGTTGTCTGCGGTTCGGTTTTCGAGACGGCGGGGGCTGCACCGACAGCGGGATTCGGGGTTCAGGGAATCCAACACGAGTCTCCTGCAGTGCAGATTCGATTTCGGGGAGAAGCGTTCGATGTCGAGGGTCCTCGAGTCAAAGCGCATACGGCGTACCGCCTCTGCATGACACAGTGGGGAGTGGTGCTCAGTGGAACGAAGTACCTGACGCTGAAGCCGATGCAATCTCCGTATATCTTGGAACGAGACGGAAACAACCGGGTGGTCTGGGCTTTCAACGCAATCGCGGAGAAGGAGCCGTCTGCAACGATATGAGCGAACTTGTCGACGTTCACGGAAAGCCGATGCTGACGGTTCCGAGCACCTGCCCTCGGTGCGGCTCACGAGAGAAGGATCATCAGACCGCAGCGTCCTTCGGTGGATACACGCGGACCGTCTGTATCAAGTGCGGGGAAGTTTTGAAGAGCTGGAGAGAGCAACATGGCGAAGCTGTATAGGGTCCTACGGACTGGCATTTCTCAGAGAGACGGAGACGGGTGGAAGAACCCGCCGATCGGTTCTCGCATCGAGCTGACTCCGGAAGCGGCAGCTCACATGATGAACGAGGTTCCTCCCTACGTCGAGGAGGTGCCTGCTGCTTCGAAGGCTCGGGCCTTCGCTTCCGCGGAGCCTAAGGAGGAGACCGAATGAGTCAGTACGGACCGGCTTCGTCATTCTTGCTCGTAGGAGGTCGAAACATCTCTTCCGACACGTTCACGTTGGAAGAGACTGTCGAGGGGACGCTCGAGGAGATGCACGGCCTGGGAGAGGCCTGGGAGCGGAGTCTCCCGGTAGGCCTGGCTCGAGTGACGCTCGATGCAGGTGGCGGGATCTACGACGATCGAGTCGGAGGCATCGTCGAAGCCCTGCAGGCGAAAGGAGATACGAAGCAGCTCGTGGCCTACGGCTTCGCGGGGCAGACCGTCGGCGCGGACTGTGTGATTCTCGACGGGTCGTACGCAGTGATCTGGAAGCGGATCTCGGGACGCGACGCCCTGCTCCACGCGAACGCGCAGCACCGGATCACCGGGAGTTACGGGAAGGGTCGGATTCTCCATGGACTGACCGCCGAGATCACGGATCCGGGCTCCGCGGCGGTCATCGACAGCGCAGCGGACCTGCTCGCAAGGCAGGTCGTGATTACGAGTTCGAGCGTGGCGAACCCGTCCGTCATCACGACGCCCCTGGATCATGGACTGGTCAATGGGGAGATCATTCTCATCACGGGGCATTCGGGAAGCACTCCGGCGATCAACGCGGGCAACGGCTACGCCGTGACGGTGACGGGCCTGAAGACCTTCACGATTCCTGTGAACGTGACGGTCGGCGGGACAGGCGGGTACTTCCAGAAGGTCTCCTCGATGGGCCTGAACGCGGATCTTCACCTGACCGCACTGACGCTGGGTGGATTCACGAACCTCGTCGTGAAGGTCCAGCATTCGATCGACAACTCTTCGTACGTCGACCTTCTGACGTTCACCGCAGCAACAACCGTGACCTCCGAGAGGAAGTCGATCGCGACTCAGGTCAACCGGTGGCTGAAGATGACCTGGGACTGGACCGGAGCCGGGTCGGCGGAGTCCGCCGTGCCGTTCGTGGCCGCAGCTCGTCCGCAGTGGTAGAGTGTATGCCTTCGATTACACTTCGAGAGGACCTCGCTCAGCGCCTCTCGAGTGCTCGAAGGGCAAGTCGTGAGGTGGAACGGTTCGCGTATCGAATCGTGTCGGATGCGTCGGATCCGGTCGAGGTGGTAGAGGCTCAGACAATTCTGCGCATCGCGGTCGGTCTTCGACGGAAGCTGGATCGGTGGAAGGCAGACGTAAACGACGTTTTGGAGAAAGGACCGTAAGATGGCCAACAGCACCCCTTTTGGAATCGTCGTGATGTACGACAACTCGGGCGGCACGCCCGTGGACCTGACTCAGTACATCCAATCGATCAACGACGTCGACGTGGAGAGCCTGACGGAGGAGAAGCACACCTTCGGAGACGCGTGGGAAGAGCACCTGCCGATCGGGATCGGGCGCGTCGGAACGATCGAGCTCGGCGGGCTGTACGACGACGTGGCGACGGTCGGGCCGGATGCCCTGTTCGCAGGGCGCGTTCCGGAGGTTCCGGGAACCGCGATCACCAGGACCCTGACCATCACCTGGCGGTCGGGCAAGACCACGGCGTTCGAGACGTACCTGAAGGCGTACAAGCGGACTGCGGATCGCAACGGCCTGACCAAGTTCACCGCGACCCTGCAGCCGACCGGAGCCGTGGCCGAGGCGTAAGCGCGTTAACCCGGTGCTTTGACCTCGTGCATCCTGCACCTCGCAAAGCACTTAGGAGGAAGTCATGTTCGCATCGAGCATTACGAAGCAGATCGAAATCGAAGACGGCGTCGAGAAGGGAACTGTGACGATCCGCAAGCTGTCCGCGCGAAGCCTGGACAAGGCTCGGGAGGCGCGGCAGCTTGCAGTCATGGGCGTCGCAACGAAGTTCGGACCGGAGCTGATGAAGTCGTTCCGAGAAGTGGCTGCCGAAAAGCGCGAGGCTGCACCGGAGGGTGTGGGCGCGCCTACGGTGGATGCGCGGTACGGAGAGTTCGACCGTACGCTCGTACTGACACAAGGCGTTGCGAGCTGGACCTTCATCGTCCCGCTGACTGCGGGCCTGGAGGATCTGGACGAAGGCGCAGCGGAGCTCCTCTTCCATGCGATCATCGACCTGTCGTACCCGGCCAAAGCTGCGGCTGAGCAGATCGAAAAAAACGCCTAAGGGCACTTCACCAGCTGCTAGACGGTGATGTGCCTGATCACCCGGACATTGCCCGGTTGTGGATCGTTGCAATGGTTGCAGAGACGTTCCACGTTCTTCCAACAGTGGTCGCAAGGGATTTGGACAGCGATCCGGAGCAGATGTCTCTCCTGTGTGTTTCGCTTCTCAGGTACGCTGAAGCGAAACGTGCAGAGGAAACAGCAAAGAGCGAAGAAGAACTAGCATCGTGGAAGGGATCCGAGGTCATGGAAAAGGTCCTTCGGAACAAGTACGAGCTGCATAAGGAGCGAACGGCAGCTCGCGCAGCTCGCGCCGCTGAAGAAGAGAGGCAGAAGATATGATCAGCTTCGGAGAGATCTCAGCAACGGTCAAGCTGTATGATCAGATGTCGCCGGCTTTGGTGCAGCTGGACCGGCAGCTGCAGCAGACCGGAGACGAGATCGATACGTTCGGAGAGCGCTTCAAGCTTCTGTCGGAGTCCATTCTGCATGGGGTTGGAACGCAGTTGGAGCGGACATCGGAACGATCTGTCAGTCTTAGCAAGGCAATGCTCGGACTTGCAGCAGCAATGCCAGTGGTCGGATCGGGCTTCGCCTTCGTTGCTACGCAGTTGAATGAGACCGTTGCAAACGTCTCTGCGCTGCTCCCCGCGATGGATGCGGAGCAGCTTACGACGACGACCGATCAGATGACCAGCTCGATTCAGGACATGGCGATTCAGACAGGAAAGTCCACCTCCGATATTGGAGAGGGCCTCTACGAGGTGGTCTCGGCTCTTGGACTGACCGCAGACAGCTTCAAACAGCTCGAGCTTTCTGCAAAGGCTGGCGTTGCAGGACGCGCAAGCACGATCGAGTCGTTCAAACTGCTCACCGCCGTGACGAAGACCTACGGAGACACGTCAGCAGTAGCGTTTACGAAGGTTGCGGATCTATCGTTCCAAGCGGTGAACGTCGGACAAACGACGTATCCTGAGCTAGCTGCGGCGATCGGAAGCGTGGCACCTGCGGCTCAGGCTATGGGTGTGTCGATGGAAGAACTCTTTGCGGTGATGGCGACCGCAACAGGAGTCACGGGGAACACGTCAGAGGTCGCAACGCAGTTGACATCCGTCCTGTCTGGACTCGTCACGCCGGGCAAAGAGCTCGAGGACATGTATAAGAAGCTCGGAGTAACGAGCGGCGCTGCTGCGATTAAGATGTACGGCCTGCAGCGCGTTCTTCAGGAAGTCACGGAGACCTCCCGGAAAACCGGAATGTCGATCGTCGAGCTCCTCGGAAGGAAGGAAGCCTGGATCCTGACCACCTCGCTGGCAGGGTCGCAGGCCCAGAAGTTCACGGCGAATCTGGCCGACATGGCGGAGAAGGCGAAGGCAGGTGGAGCCGTCCTCGAACAGGCTTTCGGACGCCAGGCGAACGGGGTGAACGCCGTCGGCTTCGCCTGGGCGCAGCTGCAGACTTCGCTGAAGGTCGTCTCGGAGATGATCGGGAATATCGTCCTTCCGATCTTCGGAGCCATCCTGAAGGTCTTCAACTTCTTCGTGGGGATTCTGGTCGACGTGATGAAAGCCCTGACGGTACTCGCCGCACCAGTTCGCGTCGTGGTCATGGCGTTCATGGCACTACTCGTAGCAATCGGAACGCTAGTCGGATCCATGGGCCTCCTGATCAAGCTGGCAATTGTCATCGTTGCACTGTTCTTCCATTACAGCGTCGGAACAGTAATCGTCGGGCTCCTCAACACCGCCCTGATCTTTCTTGGTACGCACCTCGGAGGTGTGATCGGCCTGCAGCTGGTTGCCATCGGAACAACGAAGAGCCTCTCGCTTGCGTTGGGGCTTCTGAAGAACGCGTTGCTTGCTGTTGCAGCGAATCCGTTGGTCTGGGCTGCCACGGCTGCGATCACGCTTCCTCTGCTCGCAGCGAAGATGTTGGACTTCGGAGATTCGGTCCGTGGCGTGAACAGCCCGCTTCGCGACGCGACGAAGAGCGTCGGGCTCTTCACGGGAGGCTTCTCGCTCATCGGTGGAGCGCTTTCGTGGATCGCGACTCCCCTGAAAGAGGTCAAGGCAGAGATCGCGCATACGACGAGCTTCTTCGGAAAGCTCGGGAAGAGTATTGCGTACGAAG